CGTGAGACAGGAAGCCGCCAGAGAAGACCTTCAGCCCGCGCGTCCCGCGCTCCGAGATCCGCCAGACGCGAACCTGCGGAAGCGACGAGAGCCAGGCCTCGCGCTCCGCCTTCGTCAAAGATGGGCCGGAGAAGACCCTCTGCGGCCTGGCGGTGACTGAGATCAGCGTCGCGTCGACATAGGCAAGGTATTCGCCGACAGCCTGGAGCGTGCCCTTCTGGCGCGCCATCCGCACGGCATTGGCGATGATGCTGCGCTTGCGCGTCGTCGGCCAGGCGTCGTTCCAGAGGTCGACGGAGAAGGCATGCGCCAAGATCTTGAGGAATGGCTCCGGGCAGGTTGCCGGGTCCCAGATCTCGCGGATCGGAACGGGGACCTCGTCCAGGCGCGTTGAAACGGCCGCAAGGGCCTGCACCATCGGCGGGTATTCCGCCGGCAGAAGCGCGTCCTTGAACTCGATCACGTCTCGACCTCAACCGTGATGGCGATGGCAGTGCAGAACGCGGCCCCGCTCTTGCCGGGGTCGATATCGGCGGTCGGCGCGGTCTGCACGACGCGGAGAACGTTGCTGACATAGGCGGCGCCTGCGAGGGCGTTCGCATAGACCTTGGCGCCGATCGCATATCTCGCATCGCACACGGCCTGCACCGCGGCGCGGGCCGCCGCCGATACGGCGCTCGGGGCCGGGCCGCGCGGGACCGTGATCGTCAAGGCCACCGAATAATTGACGATCGACGCCGCTGCGACGACGACCTCATCCGTCAGCGGCTTGACCGATCGCCCGCTCACGACGTCACGAACCCCAGAGACCGTGTCGCTGTCGACCGCTGTCCCGCCTTCGGCCAGGAGATAGATGGCAGCCCGACCAGGCACGCCGTGATCGCCGGGTCCCAGCACGGCGACGTCACGCGCTGCCGGATAGGTCATGATCGACCAGAAGATATAGCCGTCCGGCGAGCCGGCCGCGGGCACGGCGAAAGAGGTCAGGTAGCGGACGAGCAGCGACGTGTCGCTCTCCATCACCGCGGCCGTTCCGGTCTGGGTGTCCGCCGGCACGATGACCAGCCGCTCGACATTGGCCCGGGCCGCGATGGCGTCCAGGTCGGTGCCCTTGGCGTAGGCCGGCAGGATAGCCTTGATGCCGTCGTTCACCCGAGCGCGGAGCAGAACCTCCCGATAGGCGTCGGTCGTCTCGGCGATCTTGATCGGGTCGGTCTCGAGCGAGCCGACGTCATAATCGAAGCCGGCCTCGACTGCCCGCTCCTGGAAGTCCGTCATACGGGCTGCGAGAATGTCCTCGGCCGCAATGGTCTCGATCGCGTCCGGAGCCGGAAGCAGCGTCGGGTTGATGACCGGCGCGATGAAGCGATTGGCGCTCGTGGTCATGCGGCGCTCGCAATCAGCGCCCCGCCGGTGGCGTCGACCGTGAAGCTCTTCTCGCTTTCAACGGTCGTGTCACCGAGATGGCCGCGCGGCATGTAATCGCCCTCGATCCGGAATTGGTAATGGCCGCCACGATCGACCGAGATCGGCGTGATCTTGCGGATCTTGAAGCGCGGCTCGGCGGCAAGCCCGTTGATCTGGCGGATGGTGAGAGCCATCGTCACGACCTGCGAGAACTTCACCACCGTCTTGACGTTCAGCGGCTCGCCGAGGAGACGAGTGCCCGGGAAGCCAAACCACTCGCGCAGCACCCGCGAGCCGATCGCGGTCGCAAGGATGACCTCGATCGACTGGATCGTATGATCGAACCCAGACAGCGGTTTTCCAGTTCGCCAATTGACCCCTAGGCTGGACAAGACATCACCCCGAGCATGAAAGAGTGGATGTCGATCTGGCCCCGCGGCCTCTTGTTCTTGGCCTGCTCGCTGGCGGTCGCCCAGCGGCAATTCTCCGGCGAGTAAGGCCCATCATTGTCGATGCGATCGATCGAATGCTTGTCTGACGGCCTGCGGCCCATATCGGCGACGAAGCAATCGAATGGGTGGCTCTCAGCCGTGCCGCTTGTCCAGCGTTCGCAGACGACAATTCCGCGCCCGCCGTAGTTCTTCCAGCTCTTAAGCTTGGGGTTCCGGCAACGATCGACCATGCTGCGCCAGACGGGATATTCAGGCCAGTGCCGCTTTCTATGTGTCGCGCCGTGCCGGCTCTTGAACAATGTCGAGCAACTCACGCAGCGAGAAACGCGTCCTGACCGGAGGCCACTAACCCCAGCGGTGTGCGTCTTGCCGCAGTCGCATCGGCACAACCAAAGCCAGCGTCGACCGTGCGGATAGTCCACAGGGACGCGCTCGATAGCGACAGTCATCCCGAAGCGCTCGCCGGACAGCTCTGCCGGCGGAGGGCCGAAGCGGGCCATAGAGGTCAGCGCGCCTTGCCGGCCTTCTTGGCGGGCATCGCGTCTGACGGCGGCGCCGCCACGATCGTTCCGGACCGGAGCTCGTGTTCCGCCTCGCTGTCGGTGAGCATGATCGGGTCCTTGCGCTCGTCGCCGCGAACACGGCGACCGGCGACGAACAGGCCGGCCAAGTCGGTCAGGAGGTAGGGTTTCTTCATCGGAAGATCCTCAAAGATGGGCGGAAGAACGAAACCAGAAGACACGATCTGTTCTCTACGGCGGTGGGCCGGTCATCGATCCGCCTGGCGTCACGCCGTTGTGGACGTGGTCGTCGCCGACCGAGTGGCCGTTGTGCGTCAGCGCCGAGCCCGTGATCGGGACGTCGTCGCCCTGGAGCGCGATTTTGCTGGCGATCTGCTCTATCTCGCTGCCGGTCATCCGGAAGGTCGATCCGCCGATCGTCAGCACCAAGCTGTCGCCCTTCACCACAGCCCGGAGCGAGCCGATCGTCAGGACGTGCTCATCGCCTTTGTCCGAAGGGCTGGCGTTCTCGTCGCTGAAGGTGGTCGGCGTCGCGTAGCCCTGCATCCAGTCGCCACCAGGCGACGCGAGCTTCATCTGCTGCCCGACCGAGGGCGGGTTGTGGAACTTCATCGCGCCGGCGGTCTGTCCGTATGAGACCCACGGCGAGAGAAATGGCTCGTCGTCCGATCCACCGAGCCGCAGGCGGACCTTCTGCTTGGCAGGGTCAACCTGATGGACGGTTCCTTGGACATCGGCATTCGCCGCTCGCCACTCGCCCTGGGCGGTGCGCGCCAACGCTTCGACGCTGGGAATTGCCATCAGAAGCCGTCCGTAACCGCCAGATCGGCCGGATCGATCGTGATGCCGCCCAGTTCGCCGGCCTCGCCGTCCTCGGTCGTGTCGAACGGCGCCAGGCCGCTCGCGCGCGCCGCGCCGATAGACCAGCCCATCACAGCAGCAGCCTGCCGCCAGCTCGGGAGATCCCCTGGCTCGGTGATCAGCGAGCGGAGGGTGTCCGCGGCCATGAGCCGCTCCTGCTGCTCGAGCGTCGGATCTTCGCCGATGCCGGCGCGAAGAACGGTGTCGAGGTCAGCCCAGAACGAATTCAGCGCGACGCCGAATGCCGGCTCGGGAAGCGTCCGGCACATGAGCGAGATCTCGCGGCACGGGATGCGAACGCCGTTTTCGACCTCGATCAGGACGGGGCGGCTATCGAAGTCCTCGTAGCAGACGATCAGGCGCGCCCAGAGGCGCGACCACGGATTATCGATGTCACGCTGCAAGGCGGCCACGATCTGGCGCCAGATGACGTCGACAGCGAACGCCGCGCCAGCGCGGCCGATATTCAGATCGGCACCGTCGTCATCCAGGTCCGAACCAGGGAGATAGATCTGCAGAACGACCTCGATCCGATCCTGCATCTCACTGCCAATCAGATTTCGGCCGTCCGGCTTCGACTTGATGATGCCGGTATAGACGGTGATCAGCGGCGTGCCGGTGGCGTCGCGCAGCAGCCCGGGGACCGGGTCGAGTGGCGCATTGCGGACATAATCGCCGGCCCAGGTCTTGTCCCGGATCGCCTCGATCAGAATGATGCGGGATGCGAGGGCGACGAGGCTCACAGCGATGACTTTCCGAGCTTGCACTTGCACACGGTGCGGCCGAGGCCGTCCGGCTCGACGATCGCCACAGCGAACATCGGCTGGTCTGGCCGGTCGACTGCCACGATGCGGTCGCCAGACTTCAGTTTGTAAGGGAGCCTGCTGTCGGCGATGCT